CATCTGCTGTGATAGCATCTGCACGTTCGCAGAATATTGTTGTACAAAGCCCGTGGTGATTTGTGATGACATATCATGTCTCCATTGTTTTCACAGGTTTAAGTTACATTAATTGCGATGCGCTACCCTTACGGACACTTCTAGGTTTTTTAGCTACCATTAAGCTATCGTCTTTCCGATTGTCTTTAGGACGGAACTCTCCGCTACCCTGCATGACCAACTCCCAATATTTCTCAAAGAGTAGGTCAGGATTCACTATGTCTCTCTGCGTACCAAACTCTAACGCAGTCCTTAAAACTTCAAGCCTTAATGAACGATAATCTAACTCATCCATGTATCTGGCTCATCAAATCAGAAACCCTTTTTACAGCTTGCTCACGGGCTATAGGGTTCTTCCTATCCCAATAAGCATGGCTTCTGTCATTCATAATCGCGTCAACCTCTGCCTGGGCAGAAGCTGGTGTCATTATACCCGACTGTGACATTTCTGCAACAGTATCTTCACTTGTAACACTTTGTCGGAAATCAGCAATTTTTGCAAAGGCTTTTATAAACTCGGGGTTATCGCCTAACTTTGAACCATCATCTAAAGTAAGGTTAAACATTTCTGGGTTAGCAAACTCTTGCGCAACACTAGAAGCCGCCTGTACTTTTTGTTCATAAGCACGGCCCCACTCTTGCTTTAATACTGACTCAGTGTTTTCACGGGCAACCTCGACTTGTTCCATTGTAGCTGCGCCTGATTGTTCTACAGTGCTTCTGTAGTAATCAAGAACACCCTTGGCTTGGTCGGGCGTAAGACGCAACTTATGCGCAATATCCGCGTAATTAGACGCAACTTCCTCTGTAATTATGTTCCCATCAACAGGAAGTTCATATCCTGTAGCTGCTTCTGGTGTTCCCAATCGGCTGTAAATCCTGTCTAAGTCCTCATCTGTAGGATTTACTGGCATCGGTATCTTATCCGCGCCGATTAGTTTTTGCGCGTTCACATAAGAACGGGCTAGGTTTCCGACATCTTTGATGGGTGAAATGCTAGGGTGTCCACGCAATTCTTCTGGTATCAATTCTAAAAACTCGTTACCAGACCCACCTGATGCTACTTCTGCTGGTGTCTCCATGACAGTCGCAGTTTCCGGCTGGGCTACCTGTTCGACAGTTTCTTCTGACATTTATTCCTCTTTCATCATGTTATGGATATGAAGGATAACAGCACGTTTCCCTTCCTCAAATGCTGTAGCATTGGCATCGCCAGCTACATAACTAGAAGCACGATAGTTACACCTTGCCTCTAAGTCCTCTAAGACTTTGGTTGCGCCATCTGCGGTAAACGTCTGTCTGTAAAGGAATTTTATCTTTTCTATTTCTGGTGTCACTTACTAACCATCCTAGATGCTTGGGCAAGCTGTCCTACATTTTGTATCTCTTGTTGCTCTTGCATCATTTCCATTTGTTGCTGTTGCTGTGCTGCGCGTTCCTCACGAACTTGCTGCACCTCACGCTCTGACTTTAATGCAGTCTTTGGTACGCCCAATGCCTCAGTCACATGCTTAACCAATCCATCTGCATCAATATGGTCGCCTACTGGTAGGGATTGTGACAATGGCATCAGTATTTCTAGCGCCTGCATAGTGCTGTTAAGACTGCTTGACTTCTGCGCACGGGCTAGTGGTGATACATATTCAATGTCTACATCGCGCCCCTGCAACATTTCTGGTGGCTGTTGAAGCATCTCACTGCGCAGCATTAGCGCAAATACACGGTCAATAAGAGGCCGAAGCATCTCATTCATTAGCCTGCCTAGTACGGGGCCAATAACTCTCATGCGTTCTTCTTGCCGCTGGACAACCTCAGTAGCTGTCATATTAGGTGAACCACCACTAAGAAGCTGGTCAACATAGAACGCTGAACGAATAGCTGTACGCCGTTGTTCTTCCATGCTTAGACCAATGGGAATGTTTGCGCCTGTGTTTAGCGGCGTAATCATCTCTCTAGTACCGCTTCTAAAGAAGTTCAATCCCCCAGGCTGCGTTCTGATGGGCAAGAGGAATCCATCATCAGGAACAAGAAGGGGAGGGTCTATCTGTTTCTGAGCAGCTTGGATGATTGTCTTAGACATAAGATTCAACATCTTAACATCAGGCAACGCAGTCATCGCTGGGGAACGCCCCATTGTCTCGCCAGTTGCCTTCAAAAATCGCGGAACAATGTACGGGAACTCTTGGAAGCCACTTTCTGAAAGCAGCATCTTTGTTTGCATATCAATGTAGAATGACGCAAACGGCATGTTTTTATTGTCACGCTTGTTAGGGTCGCGATTAATACGAGGCACAACAGCATGTAACAAATCTATTTCATCATCTGGCTTTTCTTTAAATTTCTTGGCAATGTAGTCACCAACATTATCAATACCAAACCTCTGCACAGCTTGACGGGCTGGTAGCCTGTACAGTCTAAATACCGTATCTACAATGCCAAACTGGTTTTCTTGAACGTAGAACTCGGATATATGCCTTGTGCTAAACCGTAAGTCACGGTCATCCATCTCAACAAACATACAGCCTGTACCGAATACAACCAGGTCAACGTACATTTCATGGACTTCAGTTTCAAAGTTAGAGTGGCTAAACGCCCTCATCATACGCATACTGGTGTCCTGCAACCATTCGCGCACCTCATCATCACGGCCTATGTCTGCATCTTTTAAGTCCAGGTGGAACCAAGGGGTTGCACCACTGGTCAACATGCCGTGGAGACTGGCTGATAGCAAATCGACAGCCTGCAATGCAGTACCATCGAATATCATCTCCATTCGCTTTTCGCCTCTGGAACGCTTGCGAACAATATCGGCTTTGCGGGGCAGCATGTAATCAGCAAGTTCCTGATAATGCGTGTCCCAATTATCCCTACGGGTCTTTAGTGAATCGTACCGTTTTACCAGTGACTTAATGAAATCCTGCATAAATTACCCCAATAAAGTAGGTTTGCCGCCAGTTGCTGTAAAATCTGAACCATCTTCAGCCATGCCAGAACCAGCAACTATAGTAGACCCAGCACCTTTTCTTCTACGGGCTTTCTTAATCGCTTCTTCAGCCAAGGCTGCTGAACGCTGTGTATCTTCTTCAGCGGCCTGTACTGGTGGTGGAGGTGGCGGTGGTGCTGGTGGCACATAAACCTTTGGCTTTAGGAACGACATTAAGAACCACCCCCTGTTGGAGATTTAGGACTTGGTTTTGCAAAAGCTACACCGTAGCCTTCCATTATTGTACCAGCTTGTCCTGCGCGTTTGCCTTTTGTCCGGCGGCGGGATTTTGAGGCTATGATTGTTTCATCCGGTGCAGCCTCTGGCGTTACCTCTGGCGTTACCTCTGGCTCTGGTGGTGGCGTGCGTCTGCGGTCATCTTTGTCAATGCCAATAACAGTGTCAATAACTTCTTCACCTATTTTCTTAACAGGCTTCTCAATAACTTCTTCAAAAATCTCGCCCACTACTTTTCTGCCGCCCTTAACAGCCTTGTCTATCGGTTTCTTAATAATCTTGGGAACAAATTTTGGTAATCCACCGCCCATGCTAATCTCCTACTTTCCTGATAATAATCCGGTTGATTGTATAATTGTACTACCTTTTCTTTTCCTTCCACGAGACTTAGAAGGCGTGTTAGATTTTTCAGTAGTTTTTTCGAGTGGCACCTCAACAGTTGGCCTACTCATAACTGTTTTTTTAGAGGCTGGTGGGGCTGTTTCGCTTTTCTCCATCATCTCGGAAGCCTTTAAAAATTTTCCAAGAATATCTTTACTTTCAGGGTTTGTCTGTTGACTAATCCCCTTTTTAAGCGCCTTCCTAAAGGCATTACTGCGCATCCCTAAACCACTACCCATAATATTTTCCTAATTACAGCTATGAAATCCTAGTTTTTGTGTCTCAGTGCGCAGCCAGTACGCATTTTTGTACCCTTTATTAGATAACATACTTTTTAAGTTTCGGAAACCTATAGCTATGTTTCTTTTACCGCCAATTGCAATAAAGTCAATTATCCACGGAACTGTGCCGCCACCGTCATAACCTTCCATTGGAAACTCTAGGCTGTCAGTATACTCAACAATCTGTCCATAATTAGGAAACGCCCAGGTTGCAAAGCATATTGGCATGTCAGAGTTATCTCTTAGAACTATGTACTGACCAAGCATCATAGGCGGTCTAATGCAGCGTTCAACTTCTTCAACGCCCCACCAGCCGTGGTAATCACTCCAATCAAGCAGATACTTGATAGCTTCTACATCTATAGACTTGCTCATAACGTGAATGGGTTATACTCCATCTGTGCTATTTGCTGCGGAGGTTTCGTAAAGTTACTTCTATTTTCGA